TCTTAATTGATACTTGGAATAATATTGCCCAAACAGCAACTGCTATTTGGGAAGGTATTGTAAGTGTGGCAACAGCCATTTGGAGTGCTATCACAGGCGCAATTATGGCAGTTGTTCAACCATTTATCGATGCATTCACAGGACTATGGAGCGGTATGAGTTCAGGAATTTCTCAAATGTTTGATGGATATGTTGCATACTTTACTGGAGCATGGGAAGTTATCAAATCCGTATTCCTTGGAGCAATCTTAATCATTATTGATTTAGTGACACTTAATTTCGGGCAATTAGGAACGGACTTAGGTGCTATTTGGGATGGAATCTCGAACGGAATTTCAATGATGTGGAACGGAATTACTTCAATATTCTCTGGAGCAGTCAGCGCAATCGTTGGAGGTGTTCAAGCTACATTCAATGGTATGGCTGCATTCTTAAGCGGTCTATGGGACACTATTTCTGGTGCAGCTATTGCAGGTTGGAACGGATTAGTATCTGGTGTGCAAGGGATTATCGATGGATTAGTATCTGGAGCGCAAGCCGCTTGGGACGCTATGTCTAACGCTGTTTCTAGCTTAGTTTCTGGAATTACTGGAATATTCGACGGATTATGGAACATCGACTTAGCAGGAGCTGGACAAGCTATCATGGATGGCTTTCTTGGCGGATTGAAAGCTGCTTGGGGAGCTGTTACAGATTTCGTTGGAGGAATTGCGAACTGGATTCGAGACCATAAAGGTCCAATCGAGTACGATAGAAAATTATTAATTCCAGCAGGTAATGCTATTATGGGCGGTTTTGGCTCTGGATTGAAAGACGGATTCAGTGATGTTCAAGATACGGTTAAAGGTATCGCAGAAGAGGTTAACAATATCGTTGATAAGTACTTGAATAACGAGTTATACAGCGAATTAGACTTCAATAGCAACGTCGCTACAGTTGGAGGAGTTGAACTCACAAGACAACAAGCGTCTCAAATGAGTTCATGGAATCCAGATAACCATCGCTATGATCCAGAAGATTCAAATCAAAAAATAGAATTGCATACAACAGTTGAGTTAGATGGAAAAGTTGTCGGGAAGCAAATCACTCCTTATGTGACAAATGAACAAAGCAGATTAGATAGACGAGAACGTAGGAAGAGAGGAGAAGACTAATGTTTAGTTTTAAAGTTAATGGGCAAGAGCTTGGAGACTTAATGATTGTTAATAACATTGATTTTGGATTTAGTCCAGAAGTGAGTGCAACCTCTCGAAAATACGCTCTTGTGGACGGTGAGCGTTTCATTCGTCGTAGATTCGGGAAAAGAATTATAAAAGTTCAATTCACAATTCTTGGTGATCGCATTGAAAAAAGTAAAATCGCAATTCAAAGAGCATTGTTAGTACCTGGTATTAGCAAGTTTGAGTTTGGATATCAACCTGATGTGTATTACGAAGGCGCAGTCTCTGGAACTAGTGATTTTAATTTAATCACATTCAGATACGCTCAAGGCGCATTCGAAATCCATTGTTTCAATCCGTTTGCTATCTCTAAAACCGAAAAGACAGCTAAGCGCGAATCGAACAAGTTGATTTTCAACAATGAAGGAACTATTCCAGTGTATCCTACTTACAAATTCACGGCAGGAAAACCGTATAAGATGATATCTTTCGCTCATCCAAGCGGGAAAGTCGTTCAATATGGCTATGAGAGTGGGCCTGTAGTGATTAACACTAATGACTTAGTGGTGTTTGATAGTGCGGAAAACAAACTGATTATCAACGGTGAACGTAAGTACATCAATGCAGCAAGCCAGGTATTTGCAATCAATGTAGGAACTACAGAAGTTGCGGTCCTTGGAGATGATAATAAAATACCAGTCGTAGATGCGATATTTAAGGAGTGCTGGTTATGATTACAGTAACAAACAGAAATTACGAAATTCTATGCCAGCTTAGTTTTAATCTCACTGGTGGATTAATCGCATATAACGATTATTTCGAGCAAGATTTAGAAACTGGTGTTGGGACTTACGACTTTACCGTAGACAAAACCGGTAATCCGGAAATAGAAAAGCTAGAAGTAGGTTGCTATTTGATTGTAAAAGATGGTAGCAAGATACGATCATTTGAAGTAATGCGAATTGAAGAGGATAAAGACTCTAAAACGATTTATGCTGAAGACGCAGGACTTGACTTACTAGGTGAGCAAGTTCCGCCTTACAAGGCTGATAAAAGCTATCCAATCACTCATTATATTGATGAGTTCACATACGATTCTGGATGGGAGATTGGAGTTAATGAAATCCCATCTACTACTGTTCGTAAATTGGAATGGCAGGGTACGGATACTGCTACTAAGAGACTTAGACAGCTAGTAAGAAGGTTTGATGCTGAGATATCTTACGATTTCGAATTTGCAAACGGAAAAATCACTAAAAAGTTAATTAACATTTACAGAAAAATTGGTGAAGATAAGAAAGTTAGATTAGAAGTTGGAAGAGAAGTTTCAAACGTTAAAAGAACCATCTCTATTGAAAATCTAGCAACTACGATTGTAGCAACTGGTGCTGATGGTATCACACTAGCTGGAGCTGAATATAACGAAGGAAATATTCGTTCTCCCAAAAATTCGATTTACTTGATTGATTACGATGCCGTAGAACGTTGGAAACGTGCTGGTTATACACCAGCTGGCGGAGGGATTGTTAAGCGTTTTGAGAGTGAAGCTAAAACTCCACAAGCCTTGATGGCAGAAGCTGTTATCAAGTTGAAACAATGGAACCATCCAGAGGTAACTTACGATGTACCTATCAATATGCTTCCTGGAGAAGTAAACATCGGAGATACAGTAATCATTGTGGATCATAATTATGAGCCAGCTTTGATTGTAGAAGGAAGAGTAGCAAGTATTAAGAAATCTCTATCAACCAACGAGAATGGAGAAATCAAAATTACTAATATCGTATCAAGAGAAGACACGATTAATGAAAAAGTTAGACGTTTAAGCACATTAGTGCAAGAACGTCTTTTTGATTTCACAAGCGTTCCATTTGTGATGACAATCCAGTCGACCGATGGAGTGGTGTTCCAAAATAGTAATATAGCTACTAAATTAATTGCTAACGTCAGCAAGATGGATATTCAAATGAACAGCCGTTTCACATATAGATGGAAACGAGTAAGTAAATATGGAACGGATGACACAGCGTGGAACGAGCAACACGCAAACGGCAGTAATGAATTAACTGTGACTGTCAGTGATGTGGATAGAGAAGCCACATTTATTTGTGAGGCTATTGAAGCTAATCAAGTTGCTGCAAGCAACTCGATTGTAATTAAAGATTTTATTGTTAACAAGTCAATAGGCCCAACTCCTCCAGCTAATCCTAGCGTTGGAGATTTGTGGACTGATACAAGCACGCCTGGTAAGGATGTGCCAAAGATTTACACGAACGGTAAATGGGAACCTGTATTGAAGAAAGATGACAAAGAGCTGGAACGACTACAAAAAGAATTCGAAGAGCGCAACAGAGAGCACGCTAATCAATTCGCTAATGTCATGGAAATCATCAACAAGTCTCAAGTCACAGAAGACACACTCAGAGATTTGACGGGTAAATTTAGTAACTTGGAAGAGTCTTATAAGCGAATTCAAGAGACTGCAGAAGAGATTCGAGGGTTAGGCCAGAGAACGAGAGCAGTAGAGTTGAATATGGAGCAATCCAGCGTTCTGCTCAATGCAATCTCAACATATTTCAACGTCTCTGAAGACGGATTGCTGATTGGTAAAAACGGTGAAAAACTTCAAACACGTTACACTAACGAACGCATGGAGTTTATCGATTCTGGACGAGTAGTGGCGTATGTGTCTGGTCAACAAATGAACATTGTAAGCGCGACATTCTGGAATTCCGTTACTATTGCTAATCATATTTTTGAACGTTTCGACAACGAGTTTACAACTGTTTCTTACGTGGGAGGTGCTGTAAATGGCTAATTTTTCTAATACGACTAGCAACGGATATGTGCGTTTAGTCTTCCAAGTGACAGAAGCAAGCACGAGTATTTCTTCCAACACTTCAGAAGTGGTTTATCATTTAATGCTCGAACGCGGAAGCACATGGGCATTCGATTTAAACGATGAGAGTCTTGCAGAAGCGGAAATTAACGGGCAAAAAGTTATTAGCAAATACGTTAGCTTCGATTTAAGAGATAAAGAATGGATATCTCTTGGAAAGGGAAGTATAACAATTCCACATAATGAAGACGGAAGCAAGAGTATTTCAATCCGTGCCAGAATGACAAATGTGGCAAGTTTAGGAGATATTGGTTGGTTTAGCGGAACATTAAATCTCTCCACTATCCCGCGTGCTAGTGCTATTAGCTCAGTAGCAGCTACAGAATTAGGACAACCAGTGACTATTCTAATTGAAAAGAAAGTCAACGATTTCAGACATAAAGTTCTTTGGAAGGTTAACGATAGCGGATGGAATGATCTAGGGAATGGACATGATGCGAACGTGCAGTTCACAGTCCCAATCGATTATGCTAATCGAATCCCAAATAGCGATACAGGGCAAATAGATGTTTGTGTACGTACATTTAGAGGTGATGAGCAAATCGGCTACGATGTGTTCAAACGGGGCATTCCAATCAAAGTACCTGCTTCTATTGTTCCAACACTTGAAGATGTCACAATCACTGAAAGAACGGCTCAATTAGCAGAATTCATTCCTACAGGGAATTATGTGAAGAGCAAATCTGTGATGCGTGTTGAAGCAATCAATGCAGCAGGCTCTCACGGTTCCACTATCGTATCGACTGAGTTAACTGTAGATAATTTAGTAGTTAGAGCATCCACTGGTGACTTCCCTGCAAACAAGGCTGGTAATTTAGAAGTTACTGCTAAGGTTACTGACTCGAGGGGAAGAACGGCTACTAAATCGAAGATGATTAAAGTATGGGATTACTACGCTCCTAAAATCATTGCCTTTCTTGCTAACAGAACAGGGAACGGGACTAATAAAACCATCATTGCCACGGTTGCTGCCAATGTTAGTCCATTAGTGATTGATGGAGTGAATAGAAATCCTTACACGATTAAAATCCAGTATTCAGCAAAGAAGGCTAATAGATGGATTGATGCTGTTAACCTCACGAATGAGAGTACTGAGAAAATCAACCGTCAAATTGACTGTGGTGCATTTTATGAGCTTTCTAAGGCTTACAATGTTCGACTAGTGATTCAAGATAAGCTAAGTGATTTAGTAGACTCAGTGTTACTCGTTCGTTCATCAAGAGTATTGTGGGCTTGGGGTGACAATAGAGCAGCTGTTGGAGGATTCCCAGAGTTGGATGGACACTTCGAGTCACATCTTCCAGTTGCATTCCATAGCAGCTTAAACGTTGAAGGCGGCATAATGTCTAATGGAAATCCAATTCAAGAATTCGCGATGACTTCTAGGGATGGGAAGTCACTGAAGTATAACGGAAATCTTAATAATTTAAAGACGGCAGGTGGATACCATGCGATGGGTGTTCAAAACAATCCGTCTGGTACTAATAACTACGGATATGTGAATGTGATTACTCACAGCAGCGATTCGAGCTATTGTGTTCAGTTCTATGTGCCGTTTAATTCAGATCAGTTCTATATGCGTAGATGCGATTCAAACCGTTGGAGCGAATGGGCTAGAGTTGTTACAACTAGCGCGAATACTGATTGGAAGACTGCTGATTTGAAAAACGGTTGGCAGCACAGGCCCGAATATGGTTCTGTCCAATTTTACAAAAGTGTTGACGGGATTGTTCGTTTTAGAGGAGTTGCAAAAGGTGGGAATACAGCAAAAGAAACAGTTGTATTTAAATTACCTGAAGAATTCAGGCCTAAAACGCAAATTTATACGTTTGGCATGAATGATAGTTTCAAGCCTGTTGCAATCAGTATTTTAGAACAAGGACATGTTTTAATAAAAGACAACGCAGACGAAAAGTGGCTAGGATTTCATAGTATCAGTTTTAAAATTTAAAAACTAAAAATCAAGAAAAGAGGAATAAAAATGGTTAAAAAAATCAACGAAAATTTAATGGACGCAGGACGATTAACAAGTATTGATTTCGTGGTTATCCACAACGACGCAGGAAGTATGACACCTGAACAATATGTAAATTGGTTAGTAAATCGTGATAAGTCACTTGGGATTGCACACTACTATTGCAATCGCAACACTATCGCACGAGTAATTGATACGTTTAATATTGGGTATCACACGGGCGATTGGTGGAGTAACTGCCGTTCAATCGGATATGAAGTATGTGAGAGTATGAAAGTGAGCGACGAAGAATTTCTTCAAAATGAAGATATGACTTTAATGCAAGCAACGGAAGACTTAATCTATTACGGATTGCCAATCAATACTAGTACTGTTCGATTACATCATGAATTCGTGCCTACTACATGCCCACATCGCAGTATGGAATTACACGGAAATTCGACAGAAAGCGTTAAAGAATACTTCGTTAATCGTATGCGATACTTTGCAAGCCTAGGTAATACAGTAGATGAAATGTTAGGGCAAGTATCAGAAGCGCCAAGCGTACAGGAAACGCCTTCTCCAGCCAAATCAAGCGTGAATACTAGCAATCAAGGGAAATCAAACGAAACAGTCGCACAAGAAGTATTGCAAGGACTTTGGGGTAACGGACAAGAACGCTATGACAATTTAACAAACGCGGGTTACGATGCCGACCACATCCAAGGTTTAGTAAACAGCATGTTGAGCGGTGATAGTACAGATAATAGCACTAGCACAGACATTGACAGCGTAGCTCAAGAAGTATTGCAAGGTCTTTGGGGAAATGGACAGGAAAGATATGATAATCTCACTAATGCCGGCTATGACGCTCAAGCGGTGCAGGATAGAGTGAATAGTCTTTTGAACGGAGAAGACACACAAAGTGATTACACTAATCTTGATGACGTAGCAAATGAAGTTATCCAAGGACTTTGGGGCAATGGCCAAGAACGTTTCGATAATTTAACAAATGCTGGCTACGACGCACAAGCTGTTCAAAATCGCGTAAATGAATTACTTTCTTAATTTTCAAAGGAGATGAATTGAATGGAATTAGAACAAATTAAAAACAGAATCACTGCATTAGAAGCGAAAGTGACTACTAAGCAGGCAGATATCAATCGTATGAATGAAGAGAAAGCTCAATACGAACAGAAAATTCAAAACCTTTCAGAAGACATCCAACGTTTGGAACAAGAAAACGCTAATAAACGTGATGAGATTAAAAAATATAAGACAGTCGTTGAGGTTATGGAACTATAATGCCTCACGATATCGAACTAGGATTTTTAAACGATCATCTTCAATCGTTGTTTAAAAGTCCTTACATTCAGATTTTGCTTTGGTTAGTATTCTTTGATATCGTATCTGGATACATCAAAGCCTTTAAATTAAAGAAATTCGACAGCAAAACAAGCACTAACGGCTTGCTACGACATTTCTTGGTGGTGGCTGTAGTGATGGTTATCGCGCTATATGCACGCGCGCTGGGTCATCGAGAAATTGGAATTACAGCTTGTTTATTCTTCATTATTAGTTACATCGGCTCATTAATGGAAAACTGGGAAGCGCTTGGACTGCCGTTCCCAGAAGCAATGAAGCCGTACATTAACCAAATGAGGAGAAGTCAAGAAAATAAAATAAAACAATTAATTGAGAAAGAGGTAGAGAA